AATTTAGTAACTGGCGCTAATTATGCTATCACAGCTATCGGAAACGGAGATGCGACTAACGATAAATTAACTTTCACTGCCAGCGGAGCTTTAGCCAATACAGCTAACGATGAATTTATAGTTATTGTGCATCAGAAGTTTGATTTTACTAGCGGAGTTACTTTCCCTTTGTTTGTCGGCCAACCAAGTAGAAATTATTGGTCCAGACAGATAAAACAATTTGGAGATAATTATTATGCTTTGAATGGCGGATATATCGCAAAACTATCTTCGGATGAATCAACTTTTGCTGCTAATCATAAACTTCTGCCAGCTGGGTTTCAGGCCACTTGTTTTGATACCAACACAGACAGAATGTTAATCGCGGCTCGATCCATCAGCCAAGGGTTCAGATTATTACTATGGGATGGATATTCCGATGGTTTTAACAACATTTTGGAAGTGGATGACGAAATAAATTGTGTAAAAAACTATAAAAATGGATGGGTTTTCATTCTAAATAGCACTATATATTTTACAGACGGATATCAGATCCAAGAGTTGCAAGCTTATTCTGGGAAATCTTTACTTAATTACACTTCGATCCAACCTAGAAACTTTAACGGAATAGAAGTAATCAATGAATCAATCGTTACTTATTCTAGCAGTGTGGATTATGCTCGCGCCATGCCTGGTGTTTATGTTTGGAATAGAAAATTCGGATGGAGCTATACTCCGATTATTTATAAAAGTAGATTATACGGGATCCCTACTGGAATATTTTTGAGTAGCTATGCTTCTAACTCTGCTTCTTATTTCCGACCAGGGATTGATGTCGGTTTGTCTGGAGGGTTAAGCTCTCTGAGAGATAACTATTCCTATGGGAATGGATATCTGACTAGATCATTTATGTATTTTATTAAGCTCCCTTATAAATCTCAGATAAAACAAATTTCTTTGAATGTCGGAGTGGATAATAATATAGCAGGGGATATTTCTTCTTATCAACAAACTAAAATTTCAGTTAATGTCGGAGCTGGCAAGGGGAATATAATGAGTTTTGTTCAAACAACCACCACTCCATCGACAACTACGATTTCGGTAAATGGGACTGTCAGATCTGGGACTGTCGGAGATGAAATTCAGTATGTTAATACTATTTTAGCTGGGGAAAGGACATTTATTACCAGTATTGCCGAAAAAGGGACCGCAAACGAGGTGTGGACAGTGAGCCCTGCTCTTAGCTCTTTACTGGCGGCCTCCTCTAATTTGAAAATAATTAGGGTAAAAAGCACGAAGCCATTATCGAAGACTATCAGTATAAATGATTTCGGAGATCCAATTTTATTCAATATTGATCAAGGTTTAATTTCTGATAAATTGTTTATTGAAATAATTGTGCATGGGATAGCTAGCTCCTGCCCGATTTCTATAAACAGTATTGATATTTATTAATATGGAAGAAAAAGATAAAATTCAAAATGTTCAACTCCCAGTAGATAATAAAATATTATCAACCGAAGAAATGCAGGGGTTAGATAACGCGACAATCTTTGATAAATTAAGAAGATTGAATTTGAAAAATACTAATGCCCCTACTCATACCCCTCAGAGTTTTCAGGAGCAATTTTATCTTCAAGATGGCGGCTTCTTATGGGTGTATATGAATGGAACTTGGGTAAAAATTAATCCTACACCAGCGACTCAAATCGCGGTAGGCTATGGGGCTAGTCCAACATCAAACGGAACTCAGGCTATAACAGGAGTAGGATTTACCCCTAAGCTGATCCTAGTATATGCTAATAAAGTAGATGATCCTGACCAATACACAATTTCTTCCCATTCTAGAGGACACGCATCAACCACAGCCGATCCTTATTGTCTGATATATTTTTATAGAGCAGGAGCTATCAATAAGGATATGCAATCAGCTTCTGCACATTTAGTAGATTTAATCGGAACTGATGGAGCCAGAAAAGCAGTCGCAGATTTAGATAGTATAGATGCAGACGGATTCACTTTTGATTGGACCACGACTACAATCGCCTGCGATTATATGTGGGAATGTATAGGTTAATAATAAATAATTAAAAATATGGCTATTAAATTACCAACACTAAATAATAAAATACCTACTTTAAATACCAGCGGACCTATCAAGTATAGTTCTCCTGCTATTTACTCTCCTGGGACTCCAGCTCCTCAGTTAAATACCTCTGCTGCTGCTCAGGCTAACCTTTCTTCCCTGTTAAAAGGATCAGCATTGAATTTGAATCCCAGTGTTATAAAAACTCCGCAACCTTCGCTGACTCCTTCGTCAGCCATTCAACCAGTAAACAGCGGAGCTTCTTTCTCTGTGCCTACTGCTCCTACAAAATCAATTTATCGAGTTGGTAACGATATCTATGATGCTGCCACTAATACTAAGATCCCAGATGTCGCGACTTTAGTTTCTCAATATAAAGGCGCTAAAGATTTGGGCCAACGACCAGATTTGTTAGTAAGTCCGACAGCTATTAATACAGATAATTTAAATCAGAATGTTACAGATATTAAAACACCAGAATCGACTGTGCCTAATTATGATTTAGATCCTTATTACGCTGGGCTTAAAAAACAGCAAGAAGAACTAAAAGCCTCGGCTGATGCTATGGCCGCAGAAAGAAAATCTTTGATTGATAATTACGGAGCTAATATCGATAAATACGGACAGCTCGGGATTCGTCAGTCAGAGTTGTTAAAAGAATCTGGATTCCCAGAAATGCAAAAGAACTTAGCCGATTTAATGACCCAGATATCTGCCAAAAACTCAGTTTTTGAAAGAGCTAGTGTCGATAATACTGGCCGAGCTGTTATGTCTTCTATGATTGGTGGTCAAGAAGGCCTGATCCGAAGACAGCAAGCTGCGGAAGTAGGCGCTCTAACCTCAATGGCGCAAACTATTCAAGGTAATATCGCGACTGCACAGCAAACTGTTTTAGATACTGTAACGATGGAATTCCAGCCGATAGAAAACGAAATCAATAAATTAAAAGCTCAAATAGATCTTAATTATCAAGATTTGACTTCGGCTCAGAAGACCCAGGCCGATCAGCTGGTAACTGTTTTGAATGAAAGAACTGCGCTAGTAAATCAAGCCAAAGATGATCGTAATGCTGTTCTAAGTGTGGGCCTAGAAGCTGCTAAAAACGGAGCCACTGCTGATGTTCTAAACAAGATCGCTACTGCGAAGACTCCAATGGATGCGCTAAAGGCCGCAGGGACTTATCTTCAAACAAATAAATTTACTCCAATCACAGGGACAAACTTTGTTCTTAATAATGTAACTGGAGAAATTACGACAATACAGGCCTCTGAGTCTGATACTAGCTTCGGTGGCGGTGGGGCGGTTACAATCCCACAAAATACTTTAGCTTATAGGAATAATAACCCAGGAAATTTAAGATTTGTCGGTCAGGCTGGAGCAACTCAAGGAGAAGGAGGCTTTGCCAAGTTTGCTACTCCAGAAGCAGGCTACGAAGCTTTAAAATCTCAAATACAACTCGATGCTTCTCGCGGACTGACTCTCGGACAATTTATTAATAAATATGCTCCTCCGACAGAAAATGATACAAATCTTTATATAAATCAGATATCTCAACAAACTGGAGCAAACGCGAATACGCCTATTAGTCAGATCAATATTGATACTTTAGCTCAAGCTATGGCTAAAAAAGAGAGCGGAACTTCAATTTCTGCTGGTGGTATGTCAGAAGGTCAGCAATACAATCAAGATATTCTAAGCTCACTAGATCCAATAGATCGACCTGCTTGGCTTTCAGCTACTCAAGAAGACAGAAATGTCGCTCAAGGTTTAGCTGAGTATAGGCTAGATATCTCTAAAGTTTCCTCCCTAAGAGGAAATAAAAGACAATCTATTATTAATCTCGCGCAGTTAATCAACCCAGAATTTGATATTAATTCTTATGCTCAGGTAACTCAGGCTAAAAAGTCTTTCGCTCCTGGTGGAAAGGATTACAAAAATGTGGTTTCTCTTAACACCGCGATTCAGCATCTTAAAGAACTAAACGATGCCTCGATTGAATTGGAAAATGGTGGTTTGAGATTATGGAATGCTATCGGAAATGCTACTTTAAATGCAGTCGGAGATCCTCGTATTACTAAATTCAAGACAGCCGCCACTGCGGTAGAAGGAGAAATGGCTAATGTATTTAAGGGGACTGGAGCTACTGATCAAGAAATCAAACAGTGGAGAGAAAATATCAGCTCAAGTAATTCTCCAGCTCAGTTGCAGACTTCAATTAATACCCTTTTAGAATTGATGAGAGGCAGACTCGAAGCTTTGGCTGGGTCATGGGAAACTATTATAAATCTTCCTAATCAACAACCGCCTCAACTTATTTCTGATAAATCAATGAAGATTTTACAAGAAATGGGGTTCTCTGATATTTTTTCTGGATATACCGCGCCTAATCAATCAACTTATTATCCGACAGGAGATAATAACAGCGGACAAACTTCCACTGGTTTAGGATGGCAGGTTATTCAATAATTAAAACTTAAAATATGGCTATCATAAAATTTTCTAATGGGACTCAGGTTAATTTTGATGGGAATCCAACCCCTCAAGATATCGAAGAAGTCGCTAATAAGCTAGGAATAAATCAACCTGCAACACCTGAGAAAACTTCTGAGGTGGCTCAACCTGGTTTTATTCAGTCTTTGGCCCAGGGAATAGCCAAGCCTTTTCTAAAAACTTTGTCTGCGCCATATACCGCAATTAAATCGGCTGTTCAGCTGGCCAAAGGAGATACCGCTGGCGCTAACAAAACTCTGACAGAGCCAATGAATTTTGGTTATTTCGGAAAAGTAGATCCTCTAGGAAAAAAAGTAGATCCGAATGCTTCGATGGGAAAGCAATTTGGCCAATTCAATAAAGAAATATTCGGAACTGGAACTGAGATTGGATCATGGTTTATTCCAGTCGGACCAGCCGCTCAGGGCCTTAAACAATTAGGGACTGGCGCTAGAATATTAAGATCTGTCGGCCAGGGAGCTAAAATAGGAGCCGAGGCTGGATCTTTAATGGGATTTGGTCAGGCTTTGCAAGAAGACGAGAATGCTTTCGCGGGAGCTATCAAAGGAGGTTTAGGCGGAGCTGTTTTTGGTGGCGCTATTGGCGGAGCTGGAGCTGGTTTTAGTAAGATCATCCAACCTATCAAACAAGATTTAACCAATTATATCGCTAAGGCTATCAAGCCTAGTTTTTCAGGTAAAATAGGGGATATTGCTTCTGGTAAATATTACGATGATGCTATCAAGGCTTTTGAGGTAATCGTGGATAACAAAGAAGCCATTAAACTAACTGACGAGCTTGGTAACCTGAGTAAAAAACTTCCTGAGAACAGACAAGAATTACTCCAGGCTATTCAGGATGTAAAAACATCTATATTCAAAAAATACAACGATCTAGCTGTCGGAGCTGGAAAAGAAGGCGCGACTTTCAATGCTAAGTCGATTATCGATGACTTGGTAAAAGTTACTGAGGATGTTTCTTATAACCCCCAGATCAGAAAGTATGCCAATGATTTAATATCGGAAATGAGCGAACTGGGAGGAAAAGCGCCTGAGGTTATTCAATCTAGAATAAAAGATTTGAATGAGAGCCTCGGTGGGTTCTTTGCAGGTCGTGTCGATAAAGCTAAAGCTCGCCTGGATGCCTCTGTGGCCTCCAAATTGAATCAATCCCTCGATGAGCTGGTAACTAGGATCACTGGGGAGGCTTATCGCCCTCTAAGGCTAGAATATGGCGCTCTTAAATCTATCGAAAAGGATGTCGCTAGACAGGTGGCGCTTGAACTACGCAGGAATCAAAAAGGATTAATCGACTTTACAGATATTTTTACTGGTGGAGATATTTTAGCTGGTGTGATCGATCCTACCAGTTTGATTAGAGGGCTTGGTGGCCGAGGGATAAAAGAGGTTTATAAATATCTTAATAACCCAAATCGGTATGTTAAAAAGATTTTTGAGGCTATCGAAAAACAGAAAGCAAAAACTCCTAAGATTTTAAAACCAGCGATGCCTAAAAACCCTAATGCTGGGCTTTTAGAAGCGCCTAAATATATCCCAGTAGGGGGTAAATACTCGACTTCTGACAAAGTCAATCTAGGATCTAAATTATATACCCAGGAAGAAGCTATCGCTCTCTTAAAAAAGCAAGGAGTTATCCGCAACACCGAATTAGACGGAATCAAAATCTATCCAACTAAAACTAACCAGAATGTCGAGGCCCAGCGCGCTCTGTTAGAAAGAATGAGTCCTGAGGAAAAAGCTACCTACATGAATTTTAAGAAAAATGTTTATATTGATTCCCAGGAATTTTCTGAGAAGTTTTTAACCCTGGAAAGAAAGTATGGGATCTTGTCTTCTTCTAACATCAAGTCTGATGGCCGCGCTATCGAAAAAGCCTACAATAAATACAACGGAAACTTTGAAAAGATTACAGACATGAATCGTGGCTACTTTGTAACTAGCGATTTCAATAAGACTCTTAATTTATTAGACGATATTAAAAAGGACTATAATGTTATTAAGATTGAGAACAGGCTCGAAGATCCGACTTTGGGATATCGAGATATTACTGTCAAAGTTAAACTAGCAAACGGAACTACTGGAGAAATTCAGATTATTCCTGCTAACATGGCCAGGGCTAAGAAAGCCAACCACATCCTATACGAGGAATCTAGAGTTATAAAAGAAGCGCGAGCAGTCAGGGATCTAACTTCTGAGGAGCGGATTAAGCTTTATGAGCTAAGTAAAAAACAGGATGCGAATTATAGCGAGGCCTGGTCTAAAGACAGTAAAAACTATATTCCAGTCAAGCAAAACTTTGTTGGACTTGACAAAAATAGATCCGCAGTATATAATATAAATGCTAACGCGAATAAATCAATTTTGAAAGACTTGGCCACGAAAGCTAACGAAGGCGGTTTTACCTTTAATATTAAGGGGAATTCTGACCTAGCTGGCAAGAGTGTCTATTCAGTTTCAATTTATCCAGAGCGCAGCAAGATATTTGATGGTAAAGTTACTCCGACTGATATCTATAAATTCATCAGAAACAATCAGGATCTTCTAAAAAAACCTGAAAATTCTATCGGTGGATGGTTAGACGAATCAACTGGACAGCTTTATTTAGATGTTGTTGTTACTCCTGCTGGGCTTGGTAGAGCTAAGATCCTCGGAGAAGAATTCAACCAGAAGGCTATCTATGATCTTGGCAAAGGACAGGAAGTCCCAACTGGAGGAACTGGAGAAAATGTTGGTCAATTCGGAAGTGTTTATGAGCGAGGGAAAAAGGTTAAAAAACTATTAAACGATTAAATATATGGAAAAAGCAAAAAGAATAGTAGTCCCTATAAGCGCGGAGGAAGTCGATAAGGTTTTGCAATCTGGTCCGCCTCAGGAAGAAAAGGAAGAACTTGATGAGGTTGGTCAAACAGAAAGCGCCATGACTCGGTTACTAGCTCCTGAGATGGGGATGCCTAGATTCTTTCTCCTCGATGATGAAATTCCAGTCAAATCAGAAATGATCGAAGACGAGGGATTGAGAATAACCGCTTATAATGACGGAGTAGAGCAGAATGGAAATTTTGTTATACAAAGTGTCATGGATGATAATGAATCACTAATTGAAATATCGGAAGAAGAATTCAAGCAACAAACTGATCAGACGGACAAGGCTTTAAGTGAATAACTTATGGCTGGCCTAAAGTGCCAGGTGGGATGCGAGTGGTCTAGATCAAAAGAAAGAGCTTTAACAGGCTCTTTTTTGTTTGTGGATAACTACCACTTGACAGGTGTATGCGACAGGTGTATACTTACTAAGTAATGAGGAAATAACCTCGAAAATAATAAACTATATGAAAAAATCACTCAGGGCCACAAAGGCCTACAAAAAAATGACTCGTTATATGGCATGCGCCATAGCGGAAGGATTCTGTGAGGGAGAAGGAGCTGGTCAAATTGAGAAACTGGCAGCATGGCAGTATTTGATCGACACGCATCTGTGTTGGAGCTTGCAAGGCTGGTATGGTCGGACCGCTTCTAACTTAATCGAAAATGGAGTCTTAGCTCCAGCTAAAGCTTAAATATATGGGACAATATTACAAAGGTAAAAAAATCGGCACTTGCGAATCAATGTATTATATGAGATTGAGCGAAGCGCAAGAATTAGCAAAGCAAGGAGCCAGAGATGATGACGGAATAACTTTTGAATCTTATCTGACTGACAACGCAACCATGTTTAGATTTCCTTTCCCTGATGAAGACGAAGGCATACCAGCTAACTGCCAGTATGATAAAGGATTCAATATTCCAGCTGGGGACTTAGAAGATGTTGGCCATTCAACAATCTGCGTAGGGAATACTCACAAAAACGGATTCCACAACATGAATATCATGATTCCCTGCCCTTATTCAAAAGATTTCAAAGACCTTATTCTTGACGGAAAAGTAAAACAAAGTAACGGAGGGGCTGGAGAACAATTTTTAACAGTTAGATTCCAGGCGATTAGAGATGGTAAAGAAAAAACAATATTTGAATGCTCTCGCTGTGGTCAATTACAAAGATTCTCTGACGATGATATCGATAAGATAAAAGAACGCGCCAAAGAATATTTCGAATGTTACAACAGAGAAGGTAAAAATCTTAGCTATAAAGGAGATCAAGGTTTATACGATCAGGCAATAAAAATAATTAATAGAATTAAATAACAAAAATATGTCTAAAGAAACTTTAATGACAATCGCAGAGTATGCAAAATACATCGGAAAGAGCCGCGCTCAGGTTTACATGGATATCAGGCTCGGCAAGATCAGTAACTTTATCACTCGGCCAGTCAAAACGCAATTATTAATTGTCGTTAATAAAAACAAATATGCGAAAAAATAAAACATACAAAAAAAGACTGACGAGATATCGCCAGGAAAAAAGAAGTCATGACTTTATGCTCGGAGGCTTCATCATCGCATTTATGCTCTGCGCAGGGTCAAATATGATCTATGATGTAATCACTGAAAAAAAAGAAGGCCCTATAATGGCCCAGGAAGAAATTCAAGGTATAAACACTCACGAAACATCTGAAAACATTGTGGCGGTGGCAAATATCCAGAAAAACGCCTATTCTAGCGCTGATTACGAGCAGTTATCTGACGGAACTAAGCTGATTCCTATTAAAACACCATATTTTGATGCTGAGGTCAATATTAGACTGGCATCCGAGCAGGCTTGCAAATATATCGGAGCTGAAAAATGGAGTGGAGAAAAACAATGCATTGAGGATCTTGTTGGGATTGCTTATGCAGAAACTAGATCATTCAACTGTAAATCTTCTGGAGATTCTGGAAAAGCTAAGGGATGTTTTCAAATTCATCTAGGATATCATCCTCAAGTTACAGTCGCGCAAGCAGAGGATCCTTTCTGGGCCGCTATCTGGACTGCGAAGCGATTAGTTTCTAAGGGCTACCCTAAATATAGATCTAATAGTATTATGGCTCATAATGGAACTCCTGGGACCGATAAAACTTTATCCTACCTAGCGACTGTTAATTCGATTGCTCTTAGGTAATTTAGATCTTTGAGTGCAGCGCCAGAGGCAATTCTTTCTTAGAATAATCCTTCTTTCATCACTGCTTATAAAGCATTTAAGGATTCTAAGAACATTGGGGATGCTAGTGTTATATAAAACACTTAACTCTTTATAGGTTAGGTGTTTTTTTGTAAAATCTTTACAGATTTTATTTTTATTAAGCATAGGATCTGGAGAAGGGATTCGAACCCTCGTTGCCTCTTGAAAGAGGAGGCCTGGACCACTAGCCGACTCCAGATTGTTTTATTTCTTTCTACCTGAAATCGATAAAACTGTGATCGAGAAAGCGATCAGATAGAACATTAATAATGCTCCCCATCCTGAGGCAGTTTCGGCATCCATTGTGGCGATTACTATCCATGTCAAAAGGGATAGAGCTAAGCCCACGATAGCCATGACTTTTAGAGTCTTCATAATTTTTGTATATTAATTTATAAAAGTTTTTTTTGGGGGGAGTTTAATCCTCCCCCTTTTTTTTGATTGTTATGTCGTATGAGTTATCCCACAAATTTTCATTTAGGAATTCAAGTATTTCCCAGGGAAATAAGTTTCCGAAAATTAGATGTGATAAATGATGAATTTTTTCATCTACTTTGCATACTCCATGTTTACTCTGTCCCTTTCTCCTTGATTTCGGAGGGTCGTAGTGATGACGATTTTTTCCCATGATTCAGCTCCTCCATTTTTTTAGTTAAAATTTTACGATCATTTTCTACCTCAGACCATCCTAATTCATAAATAGGATCGATCTTCCCTCCGCGAGAAAAATGATAATGGTGGATGATTGCATTTTCTGCCCTGGTTTTGAATTGGCATCTGGCCCAGAGCAAATTATCTACTCCGATATGGTTGAAATCTTCATCAAATATTTTTCCATCTAACTCAAGCACTACATAATCTCTGTTAATCATAAAATGCTCGCAGATATTTCCTTTATCTGGTAATAACTCCCCAGTGTTAAAAGCGATCAGATTATTCTGTCCTGTTTCTTTGACTGCTTCTAAAAGACAATCTGGAGTAAACTCGATGTCGTTTGATCCGTAAACAATCCATTTGTTTTTACTTTTCAGGAATAGGCTATTTAATCTTTTAGCGACTCCCATTCGAGGAGAGTCTTCCTCCGATAAGACTTCTAATTTATCTTTAGGGTATTTGATCATGTCTATACTATCCAGGCATCGTTTTAAGCCTTCTGGTCGGCCTAGAGTAGGGATGAGGATGCTAATAGTCGGAAGATCTTCTGGGTAGTCTTCATAGAATTTCTGCTCTTTTTTATAGGTTTCATTATCTGGACTTAATCGAAGGGCCTCGTTGAAATACTCTTTGCTTTTTTCGTAGTCCCCTAATCGGTAACAGACAGCATAAAGCATTCCGTAAGGGTAGTCCCCATAGTGGCTCATGTCATCAGCATAAAAACCAGAGTATTTTATAGGGAGAGATCCTTCTAAATAAAATCTAGCTTTGGGCCAGTCTTGTTTATCAAAAAAGTATTTTCCCAGTCTTAATAATGGCTCTCTGCGGTCAGAGCATTCTAAGTAGGCGCGCTGGTAATAATCCAGGGCTTCTTTTTCTTTCCCTAGTTGCATAAGACAATCTCCGATGAATATTAGAGATTGGCTTCTTTCTGCGGCCCACCAGCCAATAGTCAAATAGCGCTCAAATTCTTTGATAGCAGAATGAGTAAATCCTTTATACATTAATTCTCTGGCGAAGTAGTGAGAGTTTCTGTCTTTATTGGGATTTTCGAAGCAGTCTATTGCCAGGCCGACTAGATAACCTTTGCGATCAGTGCTTTCGTTTTGGTAGTGTTCTATTTTAACAATATCTTCTGATAATAAAGTTCTCTTAATTTCCATATATCTTATTATTAATATTTAACTTTATTTTCTTTTTATCGTATCTATTATGGCAAGTTACACATAACATAGCCCAGTGTTTTCTTTCTCTTTTATAAATTCCTGTTATATTCGCCCAAGCAAATTTTTTCTTTCCGTCTTTTGAGCAATCAAGATTTTCGCATTTATTAGCCGACCCTTCATTTTTTTTTAACCAATCGTGTAAACCACAATAACCAACATCATCTCCTTTCCAATTTGGGTGTAATTCTCCCACCCTAGCTCTCATTACAGATTTTTGTAAATCGCTAGTGGTTTTTCCCCACATAGGATTATTTTTGCCAAATTTATTAGCATTTAACATTTCCAAATTTTTTGGCATTTTTCCTCTTAGCGCAACACTATGTTTTTCTTTCTCTGTGTCAGACATTTTTCTTCCAGTTGTTCCTTTAAAAGTTCCGTTTTCCCATCTTAATTTTAATGCTTCGCTTTTTGTCATAATTTTAAATATTATTTTATATTAAAATTATAGCATATTATAGAACTTCACGCAATACCTATTGGAGATAATACTTCGTGTATGATACCCCGCCATTCTAATTTCCTTCTATCGTATGCTTTGCATTGAATAAACTTAATCAATTCTTCCCCCTTAGGGCCATGAGCAAATACAAAATTAAATTCTAATTGCTCGAATCCTTCTTCTATTTTTTTATCTATTTCTTCAATATTTAATTTTGTAAATATTTCATCACAGTCTGGTGTCCAAATAAAATTATTACTCGCAAGACTAGCTGCGTAGTTTCTGGCTGAGGCGAAGTCGAAATTCTTATCTCCGTCTTTGACTATTTCTCCAGTATCTAGAGGAGCCTTGAATTTTCTATTAATCTTTTTGGCCATCTGAGAATCTACATATCTGACAAATCGATCTCCGACTTCTTCGACTTTGCATCCCCAGTCTTTGGCCGCCTGGACTGTTTTATCAGTTGAGCCAGTATCTAAACATACAACTTCCCCTCCACAACTTTTGAAATCTTGTAAAGACTTTAATAATCTTGGGAGTGTATTTTCCTCATTTCTAGCGATAAGACAAATTGAAAATTTAGGCTTTTCCATAGTTTTTTGTTTTTTTATGGCAATCTATACATAGTGTTCTTCCATTATTTATATCCCAGATCTCAACACAACTTAAAGCATCCTCTATAGATTTTATTTTATTTTTACTTAAAATATCAGCAAAACTATTAGGGTAATGGTCGGCATTAAGATTATGTCCTTTATTATTTCCGCAATGCTGACAGGTATAATTATCTCTTTTAAATACATCAGAGCGCCAAAGTCTATACTCAAAGCATCCCCTTATTAAACATCTTAAAACAGAAACCCCACCTTTCCAGCGCGGGTTTTTATTCCCAGTCCAACTTCCATTTTTTGCTAAACGAAGATTAATTTTGTGTTGTTCTGATTTTGGTTTTCTCATACCAATTTTCTGTTGTTCGGTAAATTTTTTCCCCCTCTTTGCGTTCCCAACATTTATTCTGTGTCGTTCTCCTAAATTTTTCATTCTTTCTTTATCAGAATAAGAACATTTTAATGAGCAGTATATTCCTTTAGAATTGCTTTTTGGTATAAAATCTTTCCCACAAATTTTACAAAATCTATGTTGTGGCATATTTTATGATAATATTTGTTGAAACTTCTTGTATAGGATTTCGGTGTTATCAAGATCTTCTAGACAGTGAGTTTTGATTTCTTCTTCTGTCGCTGTTTCGAAATCGATTGGTGTCTTGCTGATTCCGCAATAGATTTGGAGAAGTAAATCTAAGCTCTTATAATCTCCATCACAGATTAATTCCATGAGATCGTAGTGGCCATTAGTGGTCCACTTTTTGCTCATTTCTTTTAGCCTTGCGTAAGGGAATTTTAGATCTCTTTTTATCCCTGCTTTGATTAGAAGCGGTAAGTCGAATCCTTTTCCGTTAAAAGTAATAAATACCACGAAAGGATTTTCTTCGAAGAATTTTTCCATCTCATCTATTGAATATAATTTACCATCCTCGCCCAGTCTTTTAAGGCCGATGCAAATTATATCTGCAAAATCTGGATCTACTGACATTTTCTTTTTTAATCCTAGTTTCTTGGCCTCGATGTCAGCCTCTATTTTAGCTGGATCTTTTAATACTTTACTAGCGATTATCTCCCCTTCGCAAAGTGGGACTAAACTTTCTTGTGGTTTGCTCTCGATGTCGAGAACAAAAAATGATGTTTTTTCTTTTTCCATATTTGTATGGTTAGTGAATTATTTTGCTTTATCTAAATATTGTGATCCTAAACGATCAAGCTCTCTCTCATACCACTGCCTGAATCCTGATGTTTCGCTATGGGTTGCTTTGTAACAGACAAACATTCGGTCATGCATTCTCTGAGAGGGAGATTTCTTATCAAAACTTTCCATCTTGCTATCTCCTAGATCTTCGACTTCTTTTCCTTGAATAGCATCTTCTTTGAAAAGCATCCAGCCCATCTTATTTTTAAGTCCAAACAGCGAGGCCATTTCAGTAGGATTCAATTCATTTGTAACTATGTCTAGTTTGCAACCGCCATCTACTAGGGTCCTGATTGATTGCACTATGGCTGGAGTTTGAAATAATTCTAACATATTTTTATAAACACTTTTCTTTTTTAAGCTTTTCGAATTCTGCTTTATAGTGGAGGTAAGCGACATTGATTTCGAGTTGGTTTAGTTTCTTCTTTGTTGTTTTGAAATAGTGAGATTGCTCTAGTTTCTCGACAGCTTCTTTCCCATATTTACTAATCAGCCTGAGTCTATATTCTGCAAGGTTGCCAGACTTCATTCTGTTGCAGGCATAAGAGCATTGAGCATTGACATTCATTTCGTTGTATTTTAATGCGCTGTCGCTTCCTACTGGGATGAAGTGTCCTGCATCGATTCCTTGATTCCACTTCTTTACAGTGGAGCAAGAGATGCATTGGCAGTAACCCTGCCAATTAGCATCCCTGGCTCTTATAAACTTTGAGAATATATCCCAAAGATTTTTTTCTGATTTGTCTTTCATTTAGAAGGGAATATTTGCTACATTTATCTCCTCATCTTCTCCTGGTTCTTGTGGTTCTTGGTCGGCCTGTTTAGCGAATGGATCTCCGTTTGAGAATAATTCGTTAAGATCAGGATTTACTTCCTTGAATTCTGCGATTATTTCTTTTGCTAAGGGTTTAGGAGGCCTAGCGATAACTGAGTATTTAGTTTCTAGCTTCTCTCCAGTGCGATTTATTTTCAAATCATAACCAGTCGGATCTCCCCACGATTCATCGGAGTCAAGATTATAGATAACTTCTTGAATAGATGCTTGAGTGATCTCCCAGATTTTAACTGCCTTATCTTTATAGTCCCAAACAGGGAAGGCCCAGAAGTGTTTCACTGGTTTATCAGCTTTAATTGGAGCTGGTTTCTGATCAGTAAAAGGTGTTCTGACTGGGGATCTTTTACCATCTCCGTCTTCGCTCCAGTCTAACCAGCCCATGATAGGTTTGGCGAGAATACGAACAAGATTATCTCCGTCTTGTAATTTTAGATAGTGAGAATTTGATTTAGGCATCTCGTAACCTTTAGGCATGAATGACATAAAGTTTTATTGTTTATTTTTTAATTATTTTTAATAGTCCTTCTTGGTAGGCTTTTTTCAAATTAGAGGCGATAGTGTATAGAACATTGGCGCTTAATCTGGCATATCCGAGAACATCGTTTGCTTGCTTAGTTGAAACTTCTCCAGATAACCAGGCCAGTGCTAATTCCATGCGGTCTTGATCAATTTTAACTTTAGGTTGTCTTTTAGATTCAATCAGTTTAGCTTTTTCTACTAGAGATTTTGCTTTCATAATTTTAATTGTCGAATCTAAGTTTCTCGCACATCATGCATTCTCCGTAAGCATCGATGTTTTCTTTGTCTTCTGCATCTTGCTTTACTTGATGACATTTAGGGCATTGTCGAGATAACATATCTTCGAGTTCTTTTGGTAATAATGACATATTGTGATGATTTAATTTATTATTATCATACCAGAGGCGGAGGAAGTAACATCTTGCTTGATGGCCGCTCCATCATGCGTAATTACCGCTCCGCGCCTAGTGATGATATTGAAATTATAGCACTTTGAAAATGTTTGTCAAGTTGTGGTCTGTGGATAACTTGTGTCATCTGGGGATAACAAATCAATCATACTTGTTTGGCCTTTTCCTGGTTTATTCCAGGCCCTACATTTTCGGCACATAATCACAGAATGATCTTTGGACTGTCTTTTTTTACTGCATGATATGCAAATAAATTTATAGATTGTGTCAGACATATTATCCTCTTGCTGGATTACTGGGGGACATATCTTCGCGCCAGTTAATCTCATTAATTTTTCTTTGTTTGTATACCTCTGGATCGGTTGGGAGATATTCCCCATTTTCGGTTACTTTTCTTCTGATCCTGGAAACTTCATCCTCTCTTGGGAGGTCCATGAGGTCATCGTCATAGTGGGCCATCCTTCCGTTATGCATAAACCCCTTGCTGTTGTGGAATTCGTGCCAAACAGCGCGAGTTAAAAGCATGTCAGAGTTTCTGGTTTTAGGATGCTTCTCTAGACAGTGGATCACTTTCATTTTTAAGTTTGATCTAGACATATTTATTATAATAACTTTCTAAAATATTAATTATATCTTCGACTGAAACTTTAATATAACCAGTTGCTCCGATATGTATTAATCCTTTATTTTTTATCATCTTAATCATCTCCTCCTTATCAGCTTGTCTTAAATCGGAGATGAATTGATTAAGTTCTCTTTCTATAATTTCAGTTTTAAGGCTAACAGTATTTTCTCTATGAAACTCTGCTAAATCATTAGCATATTTACAAGATAGTTCTTGTAGTTTCTCCTCCCATTGTGGCTTGTCTTCCTGAACTGGGTCGCAAGGTTTACTACAAGATTGACACTCGTAATAAGAAGTTCCAGCTCTCCCTAAGTCAGTATCAGTTATTACTTTTATTTCTGCCTTACAGCAGTTAGATAATTGTGGCTTCTTGTTAGATAAGGGCATATTATTTAGACATTAAATATTTAAAAATCTTATTAAAAAATCTAACTCTTAACGGAACGCTTAGTAATAAATCATAAGGATAAACTTTAGTTTTATAAATAGTTAAGCCAAATATTTTAATAAAATATGAACGATAGTCTTCTGGGTGGTTAAAATATCCAAACTCAATATTTCTTAATAATTTTTTCATATACATTTCTCCAGTATTATACTGGGTTAATTAAATTAGGGTTTTTGTAGATGTTGCCGATTACTTCTAAATCACTAGCTATTCCTAACGTGCCAACTGAACCATTGTGTCTTCTAATATCCCAATAATAATTTGTCCAAGTTATAACTCCAAAAATGCCACCGCCCCTGCAAATATCCCCCTCATAAATATCCTTTCCGTTCTTATCTTTAAGTCCTGTGAATTGAACTTTGCCTGTTATTTTACTATCTTCAAATATTGGTTGACATTCGCAATGATTACAACTCTCGTTCAGACAATTACAATCACTATACTTATCTTCTAGGTCATCAAAAACATCCTCTTCTGATTTTTCTAATAACTCATCTAAAGAATACTCTTTTGTTAAAAGTTTATTATCTATAACAAATTTAAATTTTATTTCTCTCATACATATTTATCCCCCTAAGTATTACCTTATAGTGGGGGTGTTAGTTTTTAAACTCTTTTTTAACATTAAAGAATGTTTGTAAATCTTTACCCCTACCGCAATTACAAAACTTGATTCTTATTCCTAGACTACGATATTTATAAGTCTTATCTCCTATAAAGTCTGCTAAACAAAATTGGTCACCTTGTAATTCAGTAGAGTAACCTTTATTATAACAATTTTTACATACTTGAACTTCTTTCATACATTTTACATTCCCCAGCTCTTAAAGATGGCTGGATTTTATTTAACTTTATAAATTTATCGATTAAAAATTGAATTAAGATCCATAGCGCGAGGCTTGAAATTCTTTTCAGTGGTTTTATTCAGGGCCTCCATCTTTTCCTCCATCTTGTTTAAGATCTTCTGTTGGTTTGGACTGATCGGATGACCCTGGGAGGTCACACGCTGTTTAAATCCTTTGACCATGCTAGTTAGAGCCTTTTTATATCTAAACAGGTTGTAGGGGGTCGTTTCTTCGGCCTGGAAGTGTTCTGGAGTGGACTCTGGTCGCTCTTTTGGGTTTTGACGATAATATTCTCCCAATTCTACTATTTCTGAGATGCTAGAGGTATTTACCTGGTTGCCATTGATATCGACCATCATCTTGTCAGGAAGTCCTCTGAGGTTTTTCTCTTGATCCTCAGTGATGATGTATTTACCGCCAGAGAAAGTCTTGAGCATGAATTTTTTTTTGTAAATTGTGATGTTTTGCATATATTTAACAATGTTCTCTGCAATCAGAGCAAAATGAATTAATTATTTCTGCGCCGCAGCAAGATGAGAGGTGGCCACAGTGTTCGCAAACTTTTTGAGTTTTTATGTTTCCACACAGTTTGCACTCTTTTTGATGATTTTTCATATTTTTATTACTTCTCTTTTTTTATTAGCCTCTTTGAGTTTATCAGCATAGGCGATGATATCTCCTAGTTTATTCTTAAAAGCGAGAGGATTAGTAGCAGTGGGGCAGAAACGATCTGACATTCTGGTTCTATACCATTCGATCATTCCAGTAAGTTTCTCTAGTCCGAACTTCTTGATTAAGTCTTCTGCTGCGCTCCTCTGGGTCAAGTTGCCAAAATTGATAGTAGGATTAAATTCATAGAAGATTCCCATTAAGATATTTATAGGATTTTTCTGGTCCTGCAAACTTTGTTTGCTAGATATGTCTTTACTTCTTATATTCTTATATTCTTTAGGTGTTGTTAGTGGTTTGTTGTTCGTTTGTTGTTCGTTTGTTGCTTGGCTTGTTGTTTTGCTGGTTGATTTTCTAGTGTCTGACTGATAATCTTCCCATTTTAACACAGTAATAATGCTAAATCTGTTTGTTGATTGGACTGTTATTTCGTTTGTTGATTTTAGCTTGTTTATCGCTGTCCGTAGCGATTGTATTGAAATCTCTAGTGTTTCTGATAGAGAAACGAGTCCGATCACTGTCTGGCCTGGCTTGATTTTGTGGCCCATCCATTCTTTTTCTTGGTAGTTGGCAGTCAATAAAAGATGCATGAATACTCTGAAAACATTTGCATCAGAATACCATCCCCAGCTAGTTATCTTGTTATGAAGTTTTACCCATCCGTTTGCCATATAATTAAAAAAATCTATTGAGGAAGACTACTACCATACCTGGTATCATCACAAACCAGACTCGAAACTTTCGAGAAGTAATCTTCCTTAATAGACTTTTAATTAGATTGATGATTTTTTTTGCATGATTCATATACCAGGATCTTAGCGCATGTAAGATTGTTTGTCAAGTGCTTAACTTGTGGATAATTATCCACAGTTTTTACTATTGTGTCAAACCAAATAATGTTTTATACTAAGATTAGAAACAAAAAGGGCTTTAATTCCCTGACACATATCCCTAAGCAAAAAGGCCCTGAAGACGAAAGAATCTTTGACTTGTGGCCTCAGCGCATCGAGGACTGGTCGGAGAATTAAGGTCCTTTTATTTATTATTGTCTGCTCAAATTATTACTTGGCTTATGGGCCTTGTCCTCTGCTAGGATTTAATTGAGGATGTCTTGCCTAACTCTACGGAGTTAAAAATAATGAGCAAGACAATAGTAAAGAAAAGCATAATAAATGCGTAATTTATTCAAGATAAGGGGGAAGCTGATTAAAGCATCTAAAAGACTATATGTCGCGAGTCAAACTTTCCCCCTTTCTCTATTATCATGGCGAAGACAGGAAGACCAACTCTATACACACCAGAACTGAATGAAGAATTGAGAGATTTTTTTAGTAAGGATAGATTTGCTACTATTACTGTAGTTACTACTGGGAAGAATGATTATTGCAAGGAAGAAGAAAAGAGAGTGGCTAACGAATTACCGACCTTCGAAAGATTTGCTGAGGTTAAAGGAATTTCTCGCGATACTCTTTACGAATGGGAGAAAAATCATCCTGAGTTTTCCGACACTATGGAGAAGTGCCGACAGATTCAAAAGGATTTCTTAATCCAGAACGGATTAATGGGACTTTATCAATCTAACTTTGCTATATTTGTTGCTAAGAATTTTACTGACATGAAGGATAAGAGCGAAGTCGATATGACCACTAAAGGGGATAAAATTGAGGGATTTAATTTTATAAGAAAAAACGAAGATGAAACCGACCATAGAACCGACAATCAAACAGGATCTAGCATGGCAGAAGCTATTGGATAATTTCACTAGATATATTTTGTTTGGTGGAGCAGCTGGAGGAGGAAAGTCTTGGATGGGATGCGAATGGCTACTGACTGGATGTTACCTCTACCCTGGATCTAAATGGTTTATGGGCCGAAAGGAATTAAAGCGCCTGATGGCTTCGACCTATGTTACTTGGAGAAAGGTTTGCAGATTTCATAAGATTCCTGATTCTGACTGGAAACTTAATGGACAATATAACTTCATTGAGTTTGCTAACGGATCGAGAATAGACTTGCTGGATGTCGATTACCAGCCCTCGGATCCTGACTTTGAAAGATTTGGATCGCTGGAATTTACTGGAGGATGGATCGAGGAAGCAGGAGAGGTCAAGTTTAAAGCTTTCGATGTTCTAAAGGTTAGAGTCGGAAGACACATGAACACCGAATACAAACTGACTCCTAAGATCCTATTGACCTGCAATCCGACTAAGAACTGGCTATATGTTATTTTCTACAAGCTTTGGAAAGAAAACCAACTGCCGTCTGAATATGCTTTTATACAGGCTTTACATAACGATAATCCATTTAACTCCGAAGACTACAAGAAACAGCTGTCTTCGATTACTGATAAGGCGCTTAAAGAAAGGTTAATGTTTGGAAACTGGGAGTATGACTCTGATCCGTCATCTCTAATGGTTTATAACTATATCGTGGATCTATTTACCAACACAGTCCCAGAATCAGCCGACAGATTCATCACAGCGGATATTGCGCGCTATGGGTCGGACAAAACAGTTATCATGCTATGGGAAGGTTTGAGAGTTATTAAGATACTGACCTTCCGCAAACTAAGTATAGTCGAATCCGCGAAGGAGATTAGAGATCTGGCGGTCAGAACTAAAGTCCCCTTTTCTCACATAATCGTTGATGAAGATGGAATTGGTGGCGGAGTGGTTGATATATTACAGGGAGTTAATGGCTTCACAGCCAACTCAGTGGCTATCAGTAACGATCCAGAAGCCAAAGAGAATTATCAGAACTTAAAAACCCAGTGCTGTTATCTACTGAGCCAATATGTCAATAATCATAAAATGGCCATTCAATCAGTCAATGAAAACAACGAGGCATGTCTAGAGGATGGAGTGAGAGAGTATATTGTCGAGGAGCTTGAACAGATTAAGCGCGAGGACATGGATAAGGATGGCAAATTAAAAGTAGTTTCAAAAGATAAGATAAAAGAACTCATAGGCCGCTCTCCAGATTATTCCGATAATCTCATGATGCGGATGTGGTTCGAGCTTAACAAGATCCTAGTCGAAGATCCCACTTTCATTAATGAAGTGGCAACGCACAGGGCCTTGAGCATAAATCAAAACGAATAGTATGACTCCACAAAACATATACGCGATGATTAGAAACGAAGTCCGAAGTTTTACTGATGACTTTATTTCCATTGTCGATGGTTACAGTTTTAATCAATACCAAACCATTAAGAAAATCCACCTGTATTACAATTCTAAATTTGTAAGCGGAGATGTGGATTCTTCTGGTAACAAAAAGATATTTTTCAATGTAGTAAAACCGCCTTGCAAGGTCGCGAGTCGGTTTTTGAATTTCGATACTAAAGATATCCGTTTATTGGCTAACAATGCTAATAGCGAGATGGCCGCCTTCCTATTGGAGAAAGAATTAAAGTATTGGATGAAAACCAATAAGGTGGCTAACATCATGAATAAGATAGCAGCTGAGGCTCCTATTTATGGGACTGTTTTGCTTCGTAAGACTAAAGGAGGCGCTAAGGTCCAGGATCTTAGGTATGTCTTCATGGATCCGACAGTCGAAACTATTCAAGATAGCCGATTCGTTGATATAGAACACAACCTAACCCCCTCTCAAATGCGCAAGAAGATAGCCGATGGTTGGGATAAGGATGCAGTCGAGGAAGCTATCTCTAAGTTTTATACAAATAAAGCTCCTGATAGTTATGTCAATTCTGAAATGATGAATCAGGTAGTTTCTACCCCTTATATCAAGGTTTTAGAGCGATTTGGAGAAGTCCCAAAGTCTTGGCTAACAGATAACCCTAGCAACGAAGAAGGCCAAGAAATGGTCCGAGCAGTCTTTATTGTTTGCGGACAGAACAGCATTCAGCTTGGCGGAGAACAGAATAGTGTTTACCTGGGAGAGAATGGAGTTACTTTGTTTAAGTCTAAATGGTATGGAGAATGGCCTTTTAAGGATTTCCACTACGATAAGACTCCAGGTCGTTATTTAGGAATCGGTGTTATTGAAGATTTATTTCCAATCCAGGAGAGAGTAAACGAATTGACCAACCAAAAGAGAACATCAATGCAGATCAGCTCGATGCATATATTCCAGACTCAAGACAAGACAGTCGTTAAAAATATCATGAGAGATCTGGTCGATGGCGCGGTTATTCTCGCTGGCCCTAAAGGTGGTTTGACACCACTGGCTAACGAGGAACGCAATCTCCCAGCTTTTCAATCTGAGGAGAATAGATACGCGAAGCAGGTTAATGATTTAACTTTTGCCTATGATGCGACTCGCGGAGAAGCTTTGCCTAGCTCTACTCCTGCTACTAATGCGATTATTCAGGAAAGAAGCTCGTCATCTGTTTACATGTTTAAGCGCGAAAATCTCGGCAATATGTATAGAGATTTTTTCAATGATGAAGTAATCCCTCAAGCCATTAAAGAACTGACTCCAGAACATATTATGCATTTTATCGGAGGTCCAGAGGAGTTAGCAAAATTAGATAATCTTTTCGCTGATAATATTGTTAAAACAAGAGGAATCGAGCAAATGCTATCAGGTAAATATGTCGAGCCAGAAGAAATGAAGCAGAAGGTTTTAGCTGAGATCAAGAAAAAAGGAGGCAATAGATTTATCATCATCAAGAAAGGTTTTTATAAGAACGCAGACATTGACTTTGATATAAACACTCAGAACGAGCAAGAAGATATGCCTTTGGTTACTTCTAACTTATTCACAGTGATCACTACTTTGGCTAAGAGTCCTGGTTTACTCCAAGATCCAGTATTAAAGACATTGATCTACGAATGGGCCGAAAAGAGCGGTATTAGTCCATTAAAACTAGAAGCTGCTTCTAACTTAAAAGAACAAAACAGCCAAATGGTCCAAGCTGGAGAACTTCCAGCAGCTCCAGCAGCGCCAGCGATGCCAGGACCGATGGCTAACATGATGCAATAATATGGCTAAAATATATACCGCAGAACAAATGAAAGCTCTGAGAGATAAATTCTTCCGAGATCCAGAATGGCACTTGGTCGAAGATATGTTTTTAGATTATATTGAGCCATTAAAGGATATTGATAATTTAAATATAAACGACACTGCACTTTCAATAAAAGGAGAGATCCGCGCCAGGAAACACTTTCACGCGCTGGTTACTTCATTTTTTGGAGATGCTAAATTACTCGCTTCTAAGGCCAATCCATCAGGGAGCGACCCTAGAGATTCCAACGAGTAGGTAGAATGGTTATTCCGAGGTTCGATTCCTCGGCTACCACAATTAAGCCAGATAGGCTTATAAATATAATTTCATAGAAAGGCAGAGGCTTCGCTATGAGAACAAAAAAAAGATTATGTCAGATGACAACAAAAAAGTCTTGACCACAGAGGAGGTTAAAGCAAATGTGATTACAGAATTCGGCCTAGATCCTGAGGATGAAACTAACAAGGTAGTAATCGACAAGATCGTTGCGGATCGAATTGAATCACAAAAGAGCCTTTCAAAGGCGATAGATCAGAAAGTAGCCTACCGCTCTAAGGCGGTGGAGGCTGGATTACTTGATCCAATAACTTTTGAACCTATTAGTAAAGAACCTAAAAAACCATCGGCTGATGATCCAAATTCAGATCGTTTAGAGGCCATCGACTTGAGATCCAGAGGTTATAATGACGAAGAAATTTCTGTTTTACAGAAATACGGAGGAGTTAAAGCCTTAGAGGACCCAATCATTATGGCTGGGATAACCGAAATGCGCGCCAAGTCTGCGGCTGAGAAAGCCACTATTGGCGAGGACACTGGAGGCGGTAGTGAAGTGGAGAAGAAATTCACTCACGACCAACTCAGGGACATGCCTGTTTCCGAGCTTGAAAAGATCTTGCCTAAAGCGCAGCCGAAGTAAACGACCAAAATCGTTACTTAAAATATTAAGAATATGAGTGCAAACTCAACGACTACTGGTTTAACCCAGTTAATGTCGATCTTCTACGACAAGGTGTTCCTTGATCGCGCAGAAGCCGACATCCGCTATGATTATGGCGCACAGAAGAAATCTGTTCCTCTAAACAGTGGTAAAACTGTTTACTTTAATAGATTCTCTCCTTTGGCAGTTGCAACTACTGCCTTAACCGAAGGGACTAGCCCTTCTGCAGTTTCCATGTCTTCCACTATTGTTAGCGCAACTGTGGCCGAATATGGGACCTACACTGTCGTTTCTAGCCTATTCGATATGACATCTATTGATGTCGGTTTGAAAGAACATGTCGAAGTTATGGGTCAAAACGCAGGAGAAACCCTTGATACTTTAATTGCCGCAGCTTTGTCAGCTGGCGGAACTGCTCAAATCGTGAGTGGCAAGGTATTGACAGCGGTAGCCGCTACTGACACTTTGACAGGCGCAGAAATCCGTAAAGCTGCTAGAACTTTGAAGCAAAATAAAGCCAAGCCTTTCAGTGATGGTTTCTTCCGAGGAATCATGCCTGTTTCCGCGGCTTATGATCTTCGTGGTAACAGCGATTGGTTAGCTGCCAACACCTATGTAAACACAGAATTCTATAAGAATGGCCAAGTTGGCGCTTTGCATGGTGTTCGCTTCGTTGAAACTAACAACGAGGTGTATGTAGCTTCTACTGTTAATGTTTATGAAACCTATGTCTTCGGAGCGAATGCATACGGAACAATAAACTTAGCAGGCCAACCTGATAAGAGGATTTATGTAAAGAATCCTGGCATGAATGACACTTCCAATCCTTTGGATTTGTATTCAACCATCGGCTGGAAAGCTACTTTCGTTGCTAAGGTATTAAACGCTAATTGGATCATCAAGATTCAAACTGGTGTAACTGCCTAACGAATTTACAAGATTATTAATTTAATATACTTGCTTGCTCGGCTCTGTGGCCCTCCTCAGAAGCCGAGCAAGAGGGTAAGCAAGTTTATGAAAATAGAAGACTTTGAGCAGAAGCTCAAAAAAGAAGTAAGCGAGCATATCGAGATAGTCGATCTTTCACAACATAATGTTAAAGACATCATGAGTGTCCGCTACAACGACCCAAAGAGTGGGAAGCAGTTAGATATCTGCGCCTGCCCTAGTAGGGAGATCAGGGAGGAAGCTGATCCAGGTTACACTGATGATTTCGGCAGACCTCACAGAAGTATTGAAACAGTTACAAGTATGGCTAAGGCCTTTGTCGCTAAGCTAGCAGACGAAGAAACCTATAACCTTTTAACAATGTCTGATGATGATCTTGATGCTTATTATAAGAAAAAAGGAAAGGTATGAAGATTTTATATACAAACAGACCTCAGAGCGCTTGGATCGGTGGAGATTATGTCCAGATGTTAAAGACAGCCGAGCATTTAGGTAACTTAGGGATGGAGATCGAAATAATCGAAACTCCCCTCTTAAGTCCAGCGATCAGGGTCCGAGAATTTGATATCATTCATACTTGGAATTTTAGTATGATCTGGGCCAAATACGCAGTGATAATGGCTGAGATCCATAAAAAACCTTTAGTAGTTTCTATGATTTATCATGAAAGTGATCAATTTATTCCTTATGACCAACAGCAAATCATGGCCGATGTGGCGGATGCGCTTATTTTCTTAAATGAAGGCGAACTGGCTAGAGCAGAAAGACATTTAAAAATAGATCGAAAGAAAGTCCACTTCGTAATGAACGGAATCGATAAATCCTGGTTTAAGAAACCGAGAGTAAAAGCTAATGAGAAATTTGTTCTGACTGTCGGCAGAGTCGAACCTTCTAAGGGTCAGCTCGCGACAGCTAAAGCCTGTAAAGAATTAGGAAAGAAATATATCTGCGCTGGCGAAAGATACGATGAAGAATATAGTAAATTAGTCGAGGCCGAAGGAGGGATCTTAATTGGTCCCCAGAACCAGAAAGAACTGATCAATCTCTACGCGACTTGTGAGGTAATGTGCCTAGCATCACGCGCTGAGATCATGAGCTTAGTAGTAATGGAAGCGATGGCCCAGGATTGCAGTATTGTTTTAACGGACCATAGCGAATGGAAACCAGCTTGTGTTACTTTATGCGAGTTTGATAACCAAGAAAGCATTAAGGCCGCGATTGAAACATCGATTAAGAAGAAGGACACCCTAAGATCGGAGCTTATTGGAAGCCCAAGCGATTTAGTCAGACATTATTTATGGGAAAATGTAGCCCAGGAAATAAAAGAAATTTATGAAGGTGTTATTATGGACAAGGCCAATAGACGGAATCGGTGGGGACTTTATCCAGGTCCAGAAGACAGCGGAGAGCCTCAGGAAACTGGGACTAGAAGTTGATATAATCGATAAATACCGCGAGAGCCAAGCAGAGATGTTAAAATACGATTTGATCCACTTGTTTGTTTGGGATGTGAGAAATGTCCCTGAGAAAGTTAATTCATGCCGAGAACTAGGGATCCCCTTAGTAATAAGTCCCCTATATCGAGATCTAAAATATGGAGATTAAGCAAACACACGAACTAGATTTTTGGAGAAGCATTTATTCGGAAGCCTATCCAGAGTTTAGAGTCGCTGACGGAAAAATAAAGATGAAATTCTTTCCTGATTTGCCTGACCGCGATGGAATAGGCCTTGATCTAGGTAATGGATTAGTGTCGGTGTTTAGCGGATTAAAGAATCAGATAGTAGCCATAGACCCTTTAAATGACAAGTATAATGAGATTTATGACTATAAAAAGGATGGAAATGTAGCTTATTTGACCGCCAGCGGAGAGGAAATACCTTTCCCAAAGGACTATTTCGACTATGTTTTCTGCTGTAATGTGATCGACCATACTCCGAATCCAGATAAAATGATCTCAGAAATCAAG